CTTCGACTGCTTCCATTCCCGCAATGCGGAATCTACATCCAATCCGCCGATGTGACTTCGGTTGTAAAGTAGCCAAATGAAAACCAAGTCTCCTGCGTCTTTCAGTTTCTCAATGTTGTCCTCCAGTTGTTTGATCCGATCCTCTCGCTTCCTGACTTCGAGAGCGATTGCGCGGAGTTCGCGTGAGTCTGGAAAATTTAATGCTCCTTCAGCGATATATAGGATTCGTTCTTCGAGTGTCACGGCTTGGCCTCCTTGGCTTTGTACCATTTGTTGCTTGAGTAATAATCACTGCAATATTTCTCCATTTCATCCCCCGCCTCCTCCAGCCGGTTGATGCGTTTCTGAGCTGCGTTGAGTTCGCGTTCTAACTTGCGAGCAAACTCAGATGGAACAGAAGCGTTTCGGAGTGAATCGCCAGCGATTACTTCAAACCGAGTACATGGCTTTCCATTGATCTGCTCATCCGTCCTCGGCGTCTCGACCATTTTGTTGGTGTCACCAAGATGGCTCATTTCGCCTCCCTCGCTTTGAGCATCGCGTCGGCGTACTTGTACGCATCCCTTGCGATATCATCACGATTTCCAGTTACTTCAGGATGAGCTATATTACCCTGCAATGCCGCAGCGGCAAAGTAGTCGCGAAGGGTCATGCCGATGAATTTGCGAGTGTCACAGACTTCACCGTTGCAGCGTATTTGTTCCTCGCTAGGAAACGCCGGTCCTCCGTCGTTGATTGATGTATCGCTCATTTCGATTCCTTCCTCTTGAGATATTCCGCGATAGCCTCGTCTGCCACACCCTGAGTTCTGTATCCGTTTTTGACTGCGTATGCTTTCAGTTGAGCATGAACATCTGGTGACACCAAAACGTGTTTAACTGGATCACGTTCCCGCTTGGGTTTGCTTGTTCCTTTTATTCCTGTTCCAATAGCTGATTTCATATTTCTTCAATTTCTTCGCTGCACGATAGGCTTCACCGGCTTGGCTTCTGGTCATCTGGTACACACCAGTTCCATCGTTGATCATTCGTTTGGCCTGCTGGCTCATCGACCACCTCCGGTTGCGTAGTGGAGAACCAGCAGTGCATCGCAGTTCTTCAACGTCACATCGAGGTGCGGGTACAACTCCTGGGCTTTGCTCTTGAGCTTGCGCTTCCACTCCGCGGAGTTGGCGCAGGAGCGTTTGCCACCGAGTCCGAGCGGCTCCTGCCATACCTTGGGCTCCACGCGGTGGAGGGCGTAGCCAAGAGAGTAGGCCAGTCCTTGGATGATGCCGTAGTTCTCATGGAGTGTGGCAACGCTGGATGACGGTGTCAGCTTGCTGACAAACTTTGGCACCTTCTCGATCCAGAGGTGGGAGTTTGCCACCTTGAATCCGGAGAGGAGATAGTGCATGTCGGGTAACGACTCGGGCATTGCGAACAGGAGGATCCCGTCGTCTGTATGGATTGCGAATCCACCGTTCACGCCTGGGTCACAGGCTACGATTGTTTTGCTCATTTGTTTGGGACTTGATGGTTAGTTTATGGCCGACGAATACGCCGATCAGGGTGAAGATTGGAAGCAGACAGGTGGTGGTGATCACGATTGCAACGGTGTTCATACGATCGCGCATCCAAGTTCCTTGTAACACTTGATCCGCTTGGCAGCGTGAGCCTGAGCGAGCGGGTGGAAAGAGTCCTTGAAGTCGTGGATGAACGCTTGGTCCTTGCCATCGGCCCGCCGCAGCGCACGGCTGGCCCGCTGGATCGTTTTCTGTGCGCTCCGACCTCCAGACACCATAACAAGCGTCTCGACGTTGGGCAGGTCAAGACCCTCATCGGCCAGCGAGGTGGCGATCATGGTCTTAATATTGCCGGCCTTGAACTCCTCCATCGCCTCACGCCGCGCCTTCTTGGCCATCTTGGAGTAGACGAGTACGGCATCGCCGATCGCTTTCGCGTACTCCTCCCCGAGGGTCACTCTGGGAACGAGAACGAGCGTGGGCGAATGACCGCCACAATTTGCGAACATGATAGCCGCGGCGTTGCGTTGCTTATTCCCGACAATACCGATCTCGGTGATCGCCTCCCAAGCGCACATAGCTCTCAATTCCGGCTGGCTGATCCGCATGTACCGCTTGCGCTCGGTGAAGAGCTTCTCGATGTAGTCATCGATCTTCCGCTGGATCAGGAAGTCACTGGCCGAACTCATGTACACGGTTGCGTGAGCCAGTACACCGGCTAGTTCATCCCGGCGGATCTCGAACTGGGTATCGCGGAACAACTTACGAAGGATCTCATTGCGATCGGAATCATCGGACCACGGAGTCGCATCGAATCCAAAGCGAAGGCCATTGCAAGACTCGATGATCCTGCGCCATGTGGTCGCCGGACTGTGCTTCGCCTCATCAACGATGATCAGGTTCTTGCGGGTGAAATCTACAGATTCATGGGGGCAACGAACCTCGACGCGGGAGGAGTCAACGCCCATAGCTTCAAGCGAAGCGATCGCCTGCTGACATGTCTCACGGGTAGGAGCGAGCCATCCAAAAGTCCACCCTGGCACTTGAGCGAAGTGCTTGATGATGGACGAAGCGATGACTGTCTTGCCGCATCCTGCGGGAGCGATGATGAGTCCATCAGGACCAGATGTGGCCCACTCGACTGCTCTTTGTTGGTAGGGGCGAAGCAGAAAGGCTTGCTTCGGAACGATTTCGGGATGATCTTTGGTCTGCATAGCGTGTCGTTGCGTCTATGTTGTTTGTTAAGGACTCGTCGTCACCCCCGGAGGCTGCACCCTCCGGGGGCTTTGTTTTCAGGATCAGAGGTTATCCAGATCCACCGGCACCTTCTTCATGCGTTTCACGCGGAGTGTAACCTGTTCGGCTCCTTGCTTGTCAGTGTACTTCTCCTCTTCGAGGACGACCACCAACTGGAGACCAACGAACCCCTGTAGGAAGCGGAAGAACGCACCGCCGATGGAGAAGTCGAACTCATCGCCATCGCTGATGTTCGCCTCGGTGGCACTGATGAGGGCCTGAAGGCGCCACATCATGGTATCCTTGAGAACGAATCGGTCGCTGATGACCTCTCCGTTTGCGCCCTTGTAGCGCAGGGTGCAGACGGGGTTACCGTTCTTATCGAGGTTGTCATCCTTACAGGAGTTGACGGTGACGGTGTATTCGCCGGGAGCGGCGAAAGGCTTAACTTCGGCTTGGGAACGATCGACTGTGAATTTCATGGTTGTGTATGTTGTTTGTTATTGTTGTTCAGACTGACGGGTTGCCCACAAGGGCAGAGACAGAGTTTGTGTTGTTGAGGGATAACAAGGCCAAGAGTTGAGGGCTTGGCATTCGCGGAACGTGCGGAGTTGCTCCTCGATGATCGAGTTTCCGATATCGATGGCCTGCTGATCAAGCTCGTAGCAGGCGACTCCGTAGGGCGCTTCCTTCTCGACGGCGATGAAGATGAAGCGGTTGATGCCGGTGATTCGCTGATACCAAGCGGCTTGCACATGGTATCGGAACTGAGCGACCGACTTGGAGAATGCGTTTGGAGACGCATCCTGGGTGGTCTTGAGATCGATGATGTAATCCTTGCCGATACCATCGATGCGAGCTTTGACCTCGATGCCATCCCAATCGGCGAAGTAGGAGACCTCAGCCTTGATGCCATCCAGTAGGCCAGCAGCAGCAGGATGGGCGTGAACCGCCGCGGCGACACCGGTGATGCTCTCCCACTGCTCTGGTATGAGCGGGGTGAACCCGTTGGCAATCATCAGTTGGTAGTCCTCCTTACCCTGCTTGGAGCGCCGATCGCCGGTGAACAGCTTGTAGGTCAGGATGAACCGCTCCGGTTCCAGGACAGCGCAGTGAGCGGCTGAACCAAACTCCAGCGCGGGGCTGGTCTCGTTCTTGGTCCTACCATCCTGCCAAGCGCGGAAATGAGCGGGCGATTTGCGGAACTGGTCGAGACCAGACTTCGAGAGTGCCTTAGCCTCGTGGTAATCCGAGGCGGGCATGTCGTGCATGATATCAACCATTGGAAACCTCCGTGGTCACGATCTCAGGGCTGACGATGACCGGCAGCTTGGAGAGGATCAGGTCCGGCTTGGCGATATACTTGGAGGCGTAGGCATCCGGCAGATCGCGGAAGGTCTGGCCCTCGCTGATTCGATTAGCCTTCTGGAGGATGGCATTGACCTCCTCCTCACGATCCTCGAACAGGGCTTCGAGCTTGGCCGTGATGTCGAAGCTCTTGGTAGGAGCGGCAGCAACCTCTGCGATAGCAGGCTGGAAGTCCTCAGTCTCTTCAGGGGTGTAGATGCCGGCCACAACTTCAGGAGCGAGCATGCGAACCGCCTTGCTGATGCACCGAGCGCGGAGCATGGCACTCGGATCCTTGGCCCACCCAGAACCGGGTTTGGCAGGAAGCAGGCCAGCGAGCTTGGCATCCTCGATGGAGAACCCGATCTCGCAGGAGTTTCCATCGTAGGTGAAGAGAGCGACAGCCGCCCTCGTGTCGAACTGCTTCCAGAGAACCTTGCCACCACGGGCGCGGTATCCGGCGAGCATGGCATCGGAGCGCATGCTCAAGCTGCCATTGATGATGTGGTACTCTCTGCGGAAATCGAACGGGGTCTTCTTCTCGGCGGCGCACTGCCAAGCGATTAGCTTTCCCTGTTCGACTTTAGTACAGCCAAGCATTCCGCTTGCTGCGATCCACTCGCCCATCTTCTCGATGGCGGTGATGGGGTCCGAGATCTTATCGTACATCTCGGAGGATGGTTGTTGCGTTGTCGTTGCGATTGCGTTCATGGGTTTTGTCGGAGTAGTTCTTCGATTACGTCGGAGCGGACACGGATCGTGCGCTTGGTAGCCTTGATGGCCGGTAGCTTACCTCCGCGGATCCATCGACGAACGGTCTCGGGATGAGTCCCGAGAGCCGAAGCGATCTCTCGCACAGTCAGTAGTCTTACGCTCACGGGACGACTGTCGTCTAGAGTCGCATTCCGTGCAAGAGAATTATTGCGAAATTTATTCGGACGGCTGCTGGAAGCCCCGGCGAGGTGCGGTTTGCGTGAGTGTTTCGCCTGATTCCCGCAGTTCCTTGAGGAAGCGGTACTTGCCGATTTCCGCGCCCTTGTCATACGCGGATCGCAGCAATTTCAGCTTGATTTCATCGCTTCCCTGCTGGAACTGGCCACTGGTGAAGACTCTTTCTGCCAACCCCCTTCGATAGAACCCAACGAGCTGAGAATACCGGTCGTACTGCTCCGGGTTCATTCGATCGAAGGTCTTGTTGTGGAACGTCAGGGATGGGTTTGGGACCGATGGAATCGCATTGTTGTCCGCAGTCTTGCGCCACAAGCGGTAGATCGATGCGTTGAGAGGATCGGCCTCGATGGAGCGGCTCTTCCACGCATCGAAAAAGTTGTAGGTCCACGGATTCTCGCCCTTCGGGGTCTGCTCCACGGCTTCTCCCCAGAGATCACGGCGCACCGGCATGGCGTTCGGATCCTTTACACCAGGGATGGCAAACCCCAGAGCGGCGTATCGCTGATTTACCTCGTTGACTGCATCCTTGATGAATCCTTCGCCTCCGATCGACGGCAGATACTCACGTTCTGCTCGACGAGCTGCTCCCAAAATGTTTGGTGAAATCGGAGATGCAGCAGTGATTGCCAGATTCTTGGCAAACCGATCCAAGGAATTGGCCGACTCCTGAGACATGAGCTTGATGAAGTCGCTCACGCCCTTCAGGAACTGCTGCTCCATCACAAAGTTGATTCCTGAAAGAGCCGCACCCTTTCCAAGCGACAGAAAGTCAGGATCGCTTGTCTTGGAACGCTCTTGAATTCGACGAGTCGTGCCAACCATGAGGCCAATGGCTCCGCTGGTTCCAAGCGCAGAGAGGTCTTTGACGCTATCACCAGGGCGGAATGAAGGATCTTCTCCTCGAACCAAACGACGAAGTGCGCTGGTGTTGATCGTACCCGGAGGCATGACGCCACCAGCTTTGGCCAACTCACGAGCTTTGTTGGTCTCACCCGGAGTGTCGAGGTTGGGTGTAATCACGCCCTTGTCGTAGAGATAGGCGTAGGCTCCTGCCACCGTGGTTCCTACGATCAATCGAGCGGTCGCAGTATTACGCTCCTTCGGGGTCATTTTTGACCAATTCCGAAGTACCCCAGCAGGAGTGAACTGAAGGATTTCAGCGGCCACATTGATCGGTGTTTTCTGGAACAATGAGATCAACCGATACGGGATATAGAGAGGGGTTTTCTCTCTGATGAATTGATTGATTCCTGCAACGCCTTGAGTCGCAGCATTGTCCTGTTGGAAGATTGAGCGAGCGGCCTCAAACTCAATTTGTCCGAGGTCTTCAGCCGTAAAACCACGTTGGCCAGCAGCACGAGCCTCATCGGAAATCAGCATCAACTTGGGATTGCGATTAGCGACTCGGATCTGTGATTCAGACAATCCGCGCTGGCGACCAATTTCTGAAATGACACGGGCTCGTTCAGCCTGACGAAACGGAACGTCGGTGGCCTGAGTCATCCGAAGCATGATGTCAGGAATGACACCGATGGTAGCCTCAGCGACGTTGCGGATGACCGGTATATCCTTGTACTCACCAGACATGGCTTCAAACAGGTTTCGCCATGCCCTCTGGAAATTCAGAGGATTTCCAATGTTAGATCCAAGCTCATAAGGATTACCTTCTGAACCCTTGAGCATGATGCGTTTTGCCGCTGGAAGCGATTTACCAAACGCCTCGATACGCTTGAGTGTCCGTGATCGGATGTCGTAGGAGTTGTTCTTTCCTCCATACAACGCGGAATCAATCCCCATTGCCGTCAGGTCGGCCAACTCACGCAATGGAATGTTGATGGTGTTTCCAAGCACGTTTCGGATAATGGAGATAGGCCCCATCACTGCCCCTTGAACCATCGATAAGAACAGGTCTGTTGCGGTCGATGGATTGATGCGAGCAATCTGCTCATTCAACGCGACATCGGCTTCAGCTCGAAGAGCGTCTGCCATGTCTGCGAGACCAGAAGCAACCCTCTCTCCTCGGACATCACCTTTGTTCGCAGCATCCTTCATCCGCATCTCGGCGCGTTTCACGGCATCAACCGCACCACGATACTGATCCATTGCGTCACCGAGCTTAGTGGCCTGCTCAGGAGTGATCTCCCTTCCACGTTCAGCCATCGACTTCGTGACCAACTGAATTACGCCTTCACGAGACGCGGACTTAAGCAGCTTGAACTGGTTGATGAGCTGACCCCAAGTGGTTCCGCTTTCAGCCAACGTCAGCGAGAGATTCGAGGCTTCCTGAGTGCGACCTTCGTTGATCAAGCGGTTGAACAGTTCCATTCCCGAAGCAACACGGGTGTTGGATTTTGCGTTTCCAAGATCAGCGTTGAGCTGTTCAGGAGTTGCGACCGAAACCTGATCGACTACCTGCTCAATATTCTGCGGCAGGTATGAAGCACGGGGTGATTTTGCCACCGTTTCTCGGATCACAGGAGGAACCCCTGGAGCAGCGGCAACACGCTCAGCAAATGCACGAGCCTCCATCTTCGGGGGAACTTCAACCGCTGACGGGCGTTGGATTGTTCGCGTTAGTTCGTTAGCAAATTCAGCTTCGTCAAACTTCTCTTTGAAGTTTTGCTGAGCGTAACGTAGGCCAGCAGCAGTCGCATCAGCAATGGATCCTCCAGCGCGGATGATTTCTTGAGCTACCGTCAATGCGCCATTCCAAGCTGACCCCATAAGTTGAGGGAACGGGTTGGCACCGACTCCGGGTTCTACTTCGACCCGCAGCCCTTCGAGCTTCTCGGCAACGCCCTCGGCTTTCTTGCGGAACTTGCCCTGAGTCTCCTCAACAGCCTTGTTCCAGACCTCATTGAAGATGGTTTGTTCAGCGACAGGTAGACCAACTTCCTTTCGGCCAATCCCAATTGCTTGTTCAACCTTCTTGCGCGTGACCTTGACGGGCTCCCCTTGAGCAGCTCCGGACTCCAAGGCATCAGCAACCGCTTCTGCGGCGAGACGCTTATCCCTAGAACCTAATGCTCTATTGAGCTTCTCATCGACCGTTTCAAGAGGAGTAGATGTGCGAGCAGCAGCTTCCTGTTCAGCGGAAATACGCTCATCGCGAGCACGAAGACGTTCAGCGAGGATATCCTCAGTGGACCGAAGCGGAGTCCCCTCTTGAACAGCAGCTTCTACTTCTCGCGGCGGAAGCATTCCACCTTCAGCCGCAGCACGAGCACCTTCTCCTATGGGTTCCGGTCGATAAATGAACGGTTCTTCTGGGTTCATCCCAGAGATCAGTTCACGGAACTGAGTCTTAAGATCTTGAACCGGAACAATCCGATCCATCTGATCGATGAGTCCGCTCACCTGACCGATGGCTTCTCCAACGGTCTGCTTGCGAGAGGCAAGATTATCAAGCACCTCAGCTTGAGTGACACCTTTGCCTCGCATACCAAATGAGCGGGCCACTTGAGTGCCTAGACCGGCTGCGAAAAGAGTTCCAATTGCAGCCTCGTATGAAGCCTTGAGCTTTTGTTCTGACGTGGCTTCCGGATCAGCGATAGTCTGCAACGCGACACCAGTGGATTCAGCCGCACCTCGGGTTACCTCTGGCGCAAGAACGGCGGGGATGGTTTGGGCAACTTGTTCAGTTGCACGAGCCGCTTCTCCTGCACGAGTTAAATCAGCAATTTGAGCTGCACGAACAGCAGAAGGTGCAGCAGTTTCAGCAAATGATTCAGCGGCTGCTGCGACCGATCTTGGAACCTGAGTTGCCTGACGAGCAGCGCCCGCAACTCCGAGCGTCATCAGGTTCATCGGAGACAGAAGATCGGCAGCAACTTGGCCCGCTACTTCTCCTGCTGGTCGAGTTACTGACTCGGGAATATTACGAAGACCTGGAGCAACAATTCTTGCAATGTCAGCGGCTCTAGCTCCAAGAGATGCCCCAAGCTCTCGCTTCTCAGGGGAAGCTGACAGGAGGGCCATGATGCCTTCTTTGTCAATACGAGATGCACCTTCAAGCATCCCAGTCTTTGGCTCTCCTCCTGTAACTTTTTGAATTGTTCTTCCAACCGTCGCGATATCCTGCGGCATCGGCATTCCAAATGCGGCAGGAGCGACGACGCGAGCCAATGAAGGAGCAACAGACTTGGCCTGCTCGTACAGGCTAGGTGGCGCTTGGAGAACTGGAGCTTCTGGGTACTTCTGTTTCCCAGCAAAAGCGAAGGCCCGCTCGACATCTTCCTTTGTCGGGGGCCTGTCGCCTTCTAGCTCAAGAGTTACTCCGGTGGCGTCCTGAGTTACCTCGTAGATAGGCATATTATTTCATCCTGACTTTGAATCCTGGGATATCCGTAGATTTTTCTTCTTCGGGCTTCTTAACCGTTCCAGCAGGAGGAGGCGCACCAAAACCCTGTTCTTGGTTTGAGAACAACTGCTGAAGAATCTTCTGCTGTTCAGTAATAGGAACTCGATTCTTAAATCTAACAGTAGGCTTCATCTGACCAGTCAGAGAGTCAGTTGAGTATGTTACTTCATAAAGAGGTTCCTCAGATGGTTTCTGCTCAAGGAATTGCTTGAGCTGAGGAATCTTATTTGAAAGCTCCGATATTTGCTCAGCAGTACCTCCAACAGTTCCGTATCCAGGAACATTGATTTGAGTGTATCCGCTCTTCTTCTTCGCAGCATCTTCTTGCTGTTGCTCGACTCCCTTTTCGTAGGAGTACATTTCCGACAACGTACTAATATCGGGTTGTCCAAGATTGTATGTCTTGCCACCAACTCCGGATCGAGACCTCAAGTAACCCTCCATCTCGGGACGTTTTGATTCGAGTTGCGCTACATCACGTTGGCCAATCTGCTTGTACTGCTCTCCAAGTCTTGCAAGATCCTCCTTCATCATTTCAGCGCGAGTAGCTTTCATGCGCTCCATCATTCGCTCCTCCTGCAATGCGGCAAGATTCTCTTCAGTCAACGCTCGCTTAGCCTGACGCTGCTGGCGGATCTGCTCATTGACGCCAGTAAACTCGCCAGCGATTCCGCCGGTAAGCATGGACAATCCCTTGAGCAAAGGGTTGACACGTTGGCCAGCCTGCTCTTCGAGTTTTCTTCTGATTTCGTCTGGAGTAGCCATAAATTATCGCATTTCGCTGAGTATCGACCGACGAGCCTGTCTTCCACCCATGCTCCGCATCGCCGCGGCGAGGATCTCCTCTGGGTCGTAGTTGATGTCCCTGAAGTACCCCGGTGATACAGCCTCAATCATCCTACGAGTCGCAATCGGAATCGTCGTCGGCTCGATGAGAGGACGAACGACCGATGGCTTATAAGTCGGTGTAACCGGAACCCTTACAGGTGTAGTGGGAACAACCGGAGCAGGAGCGACCGGAGTCGGAGTAGTAGCTATCGGGAACGTCGTCTTCGGAGGCTCAATGATCTCTGGGATCTTTACTTCCGGGACCGGAGTGGTTGGCGTCGGAGTAACCGGAGTAGGCGTGACAGGGGTCGGCGTAACGATAGTAGGAGGAGCCTCTATCTCTGGCGGAGCGATGACCTCTGGAGGCGACGTAACCGTAGGGCGGACGTTGGATCCTTGGAGATCCATCGTGAACTCATTGAGGTACTTGTTCTTGTTTGCTTCGGTGATGAGCCCATCGCCAACCTCAACGCTCTCGGTAGGTTCTCCGCCTCCGATCATTCCACCGTCGCCTGTTTCAACTTCTTGTGAAGGAGGTTGGACAAAAGACGGCTGATCGATCGTGGCTGGATTGCTCAGGTCTGGTTCATAGGAACCAACTGCCTTCGGAATATCGTATCCGTAAACCACGCTCGGGATGGGTCCAAGCGAAGGTCTCTGGGTGACTTGGAACGATGGAAGAGTCGTTGGCCTACGAATCTCTTGAGTCGAATAAACAGGCGCTGAGACAGGCTCTTGAGAAGTTGGAAGAGCGAGTTCGACAGGAGGTTGCAGATTCTCCAGCGCGATAAGATACCGCTCAAACGGAGACACCGGTTCCGAAGTAGGAGTAGGCGTGACCGGAGTAGGAGCAGTGGTTTCTGCTCCGGGGATGAAGAAGTAGTTTGATCCGGTATCTTTTGCCATAGATCAGGGTCCAACAAAACCGCGATAACCAGTCCCAAGCTGACCGATTCCACCGGCAAGACTTCCAATGCCCTGCATAATGGACAATGGAGAGCCAGCTTGAGACGCTTGGAATGCGTTCTGGGCGTTTGACAAAGCGAAGCTGCTGCCAGTCTGCATGAGCTGACCGGGGCTGGCCTGCTGCATTCCTTGGAACAACTGAGGAGTGGCGAATGGCGAAGCACCCTGCTGGAGACCGCCAAGCTGAGCGGCCTGTGAGACGATAGGCTGGAGACCCAGAGCAGACTGGATGTTCGCAATGTTCTGCTGGCGAGAAGCTTGTCCCTGCTGTTGAGAAGCCATCTGGCCTGCGAAGCTCTGCTGCAATGCGGTGTTCCGCTGACCGGTGGCTGCGAGGATGTTCTGGAAGGCTTCTTGCGCCTGTCGATTGGCGACATCGCTGGTGGTCTGACCACTCTGGAGTAGGCCAAGAGCCTGCTGCCGGCGTTGGACATCGGCGCTACCAATAGCTTCGCTCACGGCACGGGCTTCGCGGAATGCGGAGAGATTACCGAGAGCCCCACCCGTAGCAGTACCACGCGCACGAACGGCTTGTTCAGCGGCTCGAATCAAAGCGGGATCGAGCGTACCAGCCTGAGCGAGACCGGCACCGATCTGGCGTTCGAGATCACTACGGATCCTAGCAGCCTCACCGGTATCTTGGGGACCACCCGGCATGCCAACGCGCTCGTAGGTGGGAGCAGCGATGGTATCCTCGGAGATTGGACGAGTACCGATATCCTTCAGGAACTGGGCGTAGAGACCGGGTTCTCCGGGTTTTCCAGCAACACCAGGAGTACCGTAACGTTCCGGATCAAGAGCCTGAAGCTCTGCACGGCGCTGTTCCGCAAACTGAGTACCGTAAAGTTTTTGAGCCTCAAGCTGCTGTCTGGCCTGCTCAGGAGCCAATGCGGCAAGAGCAGTTCCAATCGCTTTAGTCTGAGCAATGTCGGAAACGTCCTTGAAATCAACGGTTCTAAACTGGCCGGTCTCCTTGCCGTCTTTATAGATAGGAACCTGAACCTTGGCACCTATGCGTGATGCCGCCTCGATCTCACGCTGGAGCGGAAAAGTCTCAATAGAGGCCATGACGGCCTCGCGGTTCGCTGCCGCTATATCTGGTGCTTTATAGGTGCCGCCCATAGGAAATCCTTCGGTTCATCAGTAGTTTGGAGTACCTGTCAAAATCGTACAAACGGGAAATGCCTTTTCGGAACCCACCCAGCTTGGTGACATTCTTCGAGCACAGCCCCATCATGGCCAACCAGAGTGTCTGAACCGCATGTGGCTCAGCACCAATCGCTATCTCAATCCAAGCGATGTGACCATCTGGGAAGTTGTTGTTCAGATCTTCAGACTCCTCGATCGAGTTAAGGAATCTGACAGCTCCAACGCCAACGCACTTACCCTCTTCGTTCTTCACAATCCCAATCAGCTTCTTGGCATTGAAGAGTCCTATCCAGTTTAGGAGCTGATCATCGTTCCATGTGGAACAAGTAGGCCAGTGCTGTCGCAGCAGATGGGCCGCTTCGATGATGGTTGGATGTGCGGTCATTGCTGCGGACGCACAGAATCAACGAACCCAGAGAGGATGGTGGATTGAAGCGACAAGCGACCGCCCGAGTTGGGATTGGTCTGAACCCGAAACTGGATCGTGTTCCAGCGTCCCTTGCTGATCAGGTTGTACGCTTTGAGGAACTTCTGCGAGTTGGTGATCGTCAGGCTCGAATCGAGGTCCGTGAACGTGCCGGACATGTTGGTAGCGTAAGCGATCGCCGCATCCGTGTTGGATGTGGTGTACGGATTGTCAAACGCGAACTGGATGCTGTACCCGATCTTGTCGGGGATGGGCTCGTTCAGGTTGTACGCCTTCGTGATCACGCTCGACTGGTAACGAGATCCACCGTCCAGGTACGCAGAGCTTGCGACCGGTGCGAGACGGGTGTTGGGGAGGAAGTCATTAAACGACCAGACTTGGCCAGCTCCCTCTGAGATCGAGGTCATGTCGCCGGCGAACATGAGTACTGGTCCAAACGTGGAGAACGAGGTGGCGAAGAAGTCGTTAACTTGCCAGTTGTCCCAGTATCCCAGCCAAGAGCGAGCCAGTGAGTGGTAGACGATGACCGCGTTGTTTCGAGGAAAAGCGGCTTCGAGTTCGATCGACGACTCGGATTCCAGAAGCACAGCAAACTCGCTCTCTAGTCCGAGACCGTTTATTTCATCAAGAACGAACGGAACGGCGAGGAGATAGCGGTTGTTCCAGAAGACACCGTCGCAGAGGTCAAGCTTGGTCTTGTCGATCTTACTGATCAGGTCATTGATCGGGCTGGAGAGCGCGAGGCCGACGCTGGTCTGGGTGCCGGCTTGGATCTGCGCCATCGACCGGATGCCGTCGCGGGACAGGAAGAATACGTCAGCACCAACCGCGGCGATGGAACGGTGCGAGGAGCAACCGATATTGCCGCTGACGAGTGATATGACCCAATCGGCAGGATCCTGCGTAGGATCGGCATCTACGCTCCAAATTGAGCGTTCCTTGAAGACGAGCAGTTTGTATCCGAACCAAGAGTAGAGACCCTTGATGGGATCGCCATCACCACCAATGCGGATCGAGCCGAGAGGATCCCAAGATTCACCATCGAGGATGTCCGAGAAGTAGAGGGTATCGGGCTGGATGGTGGTATCGCCCGAGATACACCAGAGCCGGTTGGTATGGGTGGTGAGATAGAGCGGTCTGTTGGGCGGCGTGAGCGAGACGTAGGCCACCGCATGCGACTGATTGATTGGAGAGATTGTAACAGTTGGAGCCGTTACATATCCGCTTCCGGGATTGGTGATCTTGATCGCAACGAGATTACCAGCATTTGAAACAACCGCTTCAGCCGTTGCCGTTACACCACTTGGCGGAGCAGAAAGAGTGATCGTTGGCAATACGCTGTGGCCATCACCCTGATTGATGACATCGATGCGGCTGATCTTTCCAGCGGCTGCTGACGCATTCAGGTTCGCGCTGGAGACATATCGAAGCCCATCGTAGCCATCGGAATAGAACAGCTTGTCATTGAGCTGAGCAAAGTAAACGAAGGTAGCAGCGTTGTTCAGCGTCGCGCCGCTGATGGCGTTATAGGAAACGCCGGGGGAACCAAAGTACAGGTTCTTGGTGTTCGCGTTACGATCGCTGACCGCGATGACCAGTCGCTCGGATGCCGCGGTGTCGAAGTAGAATCCGGAATAGACCTCCGCATTTGTTGGTAGATTGCTGCCGTAGTTGGAGGTCGTTGAGTTCCAAGCGGTGAGGATCTCCTCCCAGTTTCTCGATTCGCTGTTACCGGTCAGCGAGATGGATCCCAGACGGGTGACGAGGTTGCCGAAGTCATCATAGTCCATGTTGATGGCCGACTCCATGCTCGTAGCAGGGATGGCATCAGGACGAGTAGCGGAGACGACGCCAGTGCTGAATGCGGTGCTTCCATCCAGAAGCATCTGGTCATCGAGAGCGTCTGAGGATTGGAAAGGCATGGATTACAGAATGTCCTGGAACGTGTAGTCGTAGAGACTGTCTGGAATGATGCGGCTAATCTGCTGCTGCTGACCGCGTTCCATGTCCTTCATAATGGAGACCTGAGCGGCTCCCTCTTGGAACTTGGCTTGGGCTTTCCCGTACTGGCGGGAGTATTCGAGGAGATCGCCTTCAGTGTAGGCCATCAGAGCATTCTCAACACCGCGCAGCTCGAAGTTGGTGTCGTTGATGATTGTCTGGTTCTCACCGAACTGCCGCATCTGCGACTGCTTCTTACCAAGGATGAACAGGGTGCCGTCCGTGTTGGGCGTAGGAACGAGCTTGAGGCGCGGGACGCCGGCTTCTCCGTAGGCCACTCCAATGAGTCGAGTCCAGTTGACGAAGTTGCCGGGGGTGGACTTGCGGCTATCGACGTTGTTCCAGGTGTTGGGATCGAGCTGGAAGAACGAGACCCATTCCGCGGCGGGGACTTCGATGCCATCGGTTTCGCCGTTGATCGTGAATCGAATGGCGACCGGGAAGTCGAGGAACATGTTGTAGCCGGTACCTGAGGCGTAGGTAGCGGTTACGGTCTGGTCGAGGGTGACCAGTTCGTTGCCATCGCTGACTGAGCGCGAGATAACGCCGAGGGTATCGTTCCAGAGGCACGAATCCCAGATCATGGAGTAGCGGCGGATGCAGAACTTCTTGGCCAACGCGAGGGTGTTCGCGTCGGTGAAGGAGAGCTTGTCGCAGGCCGCTTGGGCTACTTCAGAGGGTTTCATGCGAAGTACTCTTGGAGAACCATCGTGGAAGACGTTGAAACAGCGTTATCGTTTGTAGCGTAATTAAGAAACAATTGAACAGCAGCCGTTGGTCCGTAGTTATGCAAACGATATGTGACAGGCGAAGTAGTGCTTGGGCTATCAAGGAACTGGATCATCTTGTTACTAATCGTAGTAACCTCACCATCCTCGTAAGAACCACTTGATATACCCTTTGTGTTTAATCCGGTAGATGTCCCAATCTCAGTTGAATTCCTTGTTAACCTAAACACAACAAACTGTGATTGATTAACAAGACAGGAATAGTTGATACAAATAGTTACCAATATCTTAGAAGACGCGCTTCTAGGAGTTATGGTAGTGTTAAGTACCGTGATCTCTTGTCCTGGAGCGGTTGCTGATCCGGAGTAAGTTTGTCTTGTGGTATCAACTGTCTGAACAGACTGAGGAGCGTTCGACGCATTGATTCCGAGCGCACTGGCTGCGATGGAGCGAAGTTTGCTGCCGTCATTCGCATCGGTGATCAGCACCTTGTCGTTGGCCAGATCTACCGTGACATTGGTCAGATTGGGAAGCGTGACCTCGTTTGCGTTGATCGTCAGCAGATCGGCACCGGCATTTCCGATCGTGGTGTTTCCGTTGACCGTAGCGTTGCCGGTGACGGTCAGGTTGTTGGAAAGTGTAACGGCACCGGTAACATCGAGCGTAGTCCCAACCGTAGCCGCTCCCGTGACACCGACTGAAGCGAGAGTGGTGGCTCCGGTGACTCCCAGCGTAGTTCCGACAGTAGCCGCGCCGGTCACTCCAACGCTTGCCAGCGTAGTCGCTCCAGTGACGCCTAGGGTCGTTCCAACCGTCGCAGCACCGGTGACACCCAAGCTGGCCAACGTAGAGGCTCCAGTGACGCCCAGAGTGGTTCCTATGGTAGCCGCTCCGCTGGTGGAGACGCTTGAGAGCGAGGCGGCTCCGGTAACCGCTAGGGTGCTGGCGACGCTTGTGGCACCAGTGAGAGTGGAGGTACCGGTCACCGAGAGGTTGCCGGGGATCGCCAGATTGCCGCTGAGGCTCGTTGCACCCGTTACGGTGAGACTACCTCCAACGACCGTGTTACCGCTTGCAGCGGCCACTGTGAGCTTGTTAGCCCCAACGCTGAAGTCGCCGGTGGTATTGACCGCGGCGGTCGATACTTGGAGTGCGGAATCGATGCCGCTACCGTCTCCAATGGCTTTGAGGACAGAGGTTAGTGCGGAGTTATCGGAGGTCTTGAGTAGGCCAGTGTAGGTCGATGCGACTGTGCTGCCTGTAAGTGGTGTTCCCATACTATTCTCTTGGAGGTAGTGCGTACCAACCCTCGCTGATTGTCACGCGGTTTCGGCTCTTGATGACCTTTCCTTCGGCATCCTTGGCCCACACATGGGCTTTGACGCTTTCAGCCAGTCTGACTGGTTGTCCTGGCGGGACCATTACCACCCTTGTTGGGGTGCAACCCAGCGGAATCAGCGCGAGCGAGGAGATCATCGCGCATACGATTGTCTTTCTGTCCATCTTCAAGGGTTTGGTCTTTCTGATCGATGAGTTTGTCGATTGCTGCCTTTGCAATTCCGACGGCTATGCTTTGGAGCGGATCCATAAACAAGAACGCCAGCGGAATCACCCGCTGGCGATGTGAGTGGTTATCGCATTCTAGCGATCATTCCGGCTTCTTCTCGGCGTCTTTGGCCCAGATCAAACCGATGCCAGCAGTCACCGCGGCGATGGTCGTGGTCAGATCCACCGTGGTGGACGGGTCGTTATCAAAGAGGGCTTTAAGAGTGCCACCGATTGCAACGAGGATGGCGCCGATACCGGCCAGTGTGGTCTTGGTGTTTTTCATTTAGATCGGAATAAGCGATACGCACCGTAAATGGCGCACAGTAAGCCAATCACGGCGGTGATGAGTCTAACGACGTCGGTCAGCCATGGGATGAATGAAACAGCGGTGGCCGCTGCTGCTCCTCCCATGGAGACAATCATCTGATTTGTGTCACCGCCGTGATTTGAGTCCATTTACTCGGATGCTTTTGGTTGTGCTGCTGCGAGGATGATGTCGGCCAAAGGAACGCCGACCTTGGCGTTCTGGTAGCCACCGGCCTTGATGGCGATGTCGATGAGCTGGAGCAGGCTATTGGTCTGCTCCTGAGTGAGTGTGATGGTGATTTCCATATCAGACCGCAGTGTCGGAAACGACAGGCTGCTCCGCAACCAAAACCGGCACAGCTTGCTCAACGATCGGCGGGACGATTTCCACCGGCGGCACCCACGGCAGCGGCAGACTCACCACCGGCGGGTTCGCCAGCTTGTAAGCCTCTACAACCTCCGGCGTCCACAGCGCATTGGCAATCTTCACCACCTCAGTCGGCTGTCCTTCCAGCGAGTCGCCGGGGTTAAGCGTGTACTGCGAGCTGATTTCGGAGCCAACCACTTTGCCATCGTTGTCGTAATCAACGCCGGTCGTGACAAACAGGCTGTTGTTGGCGTTCACCTGCACTGCGACGATATTGACTGGTACGATCATTGGGCGATGGGGCTAGGGGTTTTGCTGGCGGCGTAGGCAGCGACAGCAGCAGGAGTCCAGACAGCGTTGGCAATCGCCACAACCTGCTCGGGCTGACCCGTAATGTCAGAGCCGGGAGTCAGGCAGTAGCGGCGGAAGGTGGAGGCTTTCACAGCCTCTCCATCGACGATCTGATCCGCAAGACGGACCTGCAACGTCGCGTTGGGAAGAACCTCGCAGAGCGAGAAGATGGTGCGTTCGGTGAGCATGGGATTAAACGAAGTATGTCATTGTTACATTAACAGAGCGAGACGCTCCAGCATTATGTGTTGCTGGAATGAATCCACCTGACACATAAAACGCAATTGTGGTTCCAACGTTCCAACAAGCCAAAGTTGTTGAAGTTGTGAACATATCAAATGTTATTACAGATCCAGCACCGGTTGATGCTCCAGCAAATGGGAGTCCAGTAATCGTAACATTGCCGGATGCTCCAGTTGTTGTAACATTTGCATAAGCAATTGTAACGGTTACCAACCTTCCGACTTTTGTGTATGCGCCAGTCGCCGTAACCGGAGTCGTCGGATCAGAAACGCTTCCCTTCAACGTCCCTGTCCAAGTCCCCTCCTCGTAATCATCCAGCGTATTCGCATCGGACGATGCCACTTGGGTGGCGGGGAAAGTGATGCCGGACTTGAGTTGGAGAACGCCGCCATTAGCGTTTGCACTCGTCGTCCCAACCAACAGATTCCCGCTCGCGTCGAGCGTCATCGCTTGGGTGAAGGTGGCAACACCACCGGCAACAGGAGTTGCATCGCTGCTTTGCCAAAACTCAAACCGTTTCGAACCTTGCTGAAGATAACTCGCAGTAGCAGCAGTTTTGTACCTAAGACTCCCGTCATACCATGTATTGTTTGATACAATCGAAATGCTGGAACTTCCCCAAATGCTTGTGACAGCATTGATGTCGATTGCTTTGTACGTTACTTGCCACGCACTCGGCGTAACCGCCAAGCCGAGGTTGCCGGTAGACGTAATGCGAAGTCGTTCAATAGTCGTTCCGGCACTTGAATCACGAACGCCAAAAACTAACGTTCCAGCAGTATTTCCGCTAATTCCGTTTTCTTTAATTCCAGAAATAGCAGCAAAACCGGTGGTCGAAGACGATCCGGTTGTGTCGCGTCCAGCAAACACGATTCCACCACCAACACCGGCTGCCATAGCCGTCGCGTCAGCAAAAGCCACGCAGAACGGAAGGTTTGTGAATGTCGTGTCAGAAGTCTTGTAGATGTTAAGACCTGTAGTCGGCGTAACCCCCACGCCCAGCCCCGTGGAGTTCAGGGTCATTCGGGTGCCGCCAGCGCCGTCGAGCCAAGTGAAGACGCCAGAGGACTGAACTCGGTACTGCAAATTGCCGCCGGCAAAAAGTTGGGTTTCAGTCCACGTTGCTGAGTTTCCGATTAGCAGCGAAGTTCCACTGGAGGAAACGGTGGTATCAGCACCTTCACCAATCGCTCCAGAATACGAAATGCGTCCATTAACGGTCAGCGGATAACCAATCGTCGTAGTGCCAACACCTACACCGGCGGTTGTAACAGCCAGCTTATTCGTCCGCACCGTCAGATCGCCGGTGATGGTGGCGCTGGCGAGGGTGGCGGTGCCTCCGGCACCCAGGATCTGGTTCACGGTCACCTTCTTCGTGGTGCCGCTCGCCGCCATCGATGTGTCGGTAAGATCGACCATCGGAATGGGGAAGGTTGCTGGGATGATCGGATTAGCTCCAATCGCCGTTAAGGCTGTGATTTTCGTATCTGGCATATCAGTTAACTGTTAGAATGAATCTTCCGGGGCTCGACACCGACTCGGTCACCGGCGCACTCACGCCGTCTTCCAAGAGGATGATGTCATAGGTTCCCAAACTCAGAACTATCTTGCTCGTCCCATCCTCCAGAAGGACAAAGAAATTGTCCTCCTGCAACAGATCCCGGCGCAGGATAGGCGGATCAATCGGGGTGACAGAGCCACCACCGTTCGATGCCAATCGTGTTCCGAGAGCGAGTGTCACTTTTGCTTAAGAGTTGATCACTCCATTGAACGCGACCACCTGACCACTCGAAATCTGGAAACTGTCGATCGGTCCAGGAAGCGTAATACCAGCCGGGATGGTAGCAGAGGACCAAGTGCCGCTGATATTCTTACCCGTGATCGAAGTGAAGGTAGTCGGAGCAATCGTGGTGACGGCAACGAATGGGCCATTGGTCAACGTGGTAACAAGGACGAGCTGGAACCCGCCGTTACCCATCGAATACTCAGTAGCCAGATTTGAATTTGCGCTCATATATCCCAGATCTTCCGAATTTGATTCTTGCTGAAAGTGCTTTCAAAGCGGGATCCGTTCCGGTCTTCCATCCGGCTGAATCCCTTCTTCACATGGTCCTTGAGTTCGGCTTCACGAGCAAAACCGGTGACCCCGAAGCGGGCCACCGGCTGTCGCGTCCACCGCTTCCCATCAAGGACAACAGAATCTGTACCCATCGGAGCAATATGCTCGATGGACTTGCCATTGTTCTCGAAGGTGTAGATCGGCATATCAGGACTCCATCTCGCTGTCGTACTCGGAAACCATCTTACGCATACCCTTTTCGTCCATGGGCTTCTTGGCTTCCATCGCGTCTTCACCCGTCTTCTCGTATTCAGCGGGCATACCGTTCACACTGCGGATCTCAACATAAGCCTCGCCGTTTTCGAGCTTCTTGAGAATACCACGCACATCATCGAGCAGCACTTCATCACCAACTTCGGGAATGGCTTGTTGGCCATCCTCCATGTCAGTTGAAAGAGCCTCGACCGGAATAGAAATCATGGGCGCATTGTTGTCAGCCTCTTCGCATCCGCAAGCGGAATGAGAAGGGGCACCACCGATTGCTCGATGATGCCCCTTTGGGCCGACGGCAATCACCATGATGGTGGCCGTCTTAGGTCGCATATTACAGCGTGGTCGAGGTCTTAGTACGATGCACCAAGTACCACACCGGGTTGCCGGTCGAACCGGTGTTACCAGCGGCCAAACGCAGAGCGGCGAAGTACAGCTTCACACCAACGGTGACCAACTGGTTCAACGGATCGCTCTTGTCGGGGGTATCAGTGATAACGATCTTCGGGGACAACGGATCATCACCGGTCAAGGCAGGGATACCGAACGACTCGTTACCGAAGAAGAAGGACGCAATGATGTCCTTGCTGACCGCCAGACCACCACCAGCAGGGGTAGCCTGATAAACGAACTCATCGGAAGCGGTTCCGGAACCGGTGCTGACAAACGAGTTGGTCTGAGTGACAACGCGGCAACCGTAGATGGAACCAACCTCGCCCTTATAGAACGGAGTTCCCTTGTTGCCGTAGTTGGAGGCGTTCAACCAATCCGCATCGCGCATCAGGTCACGAGCAACGCGAGGATCGGTAGCGAGGACGTAGCCACCGTTGATCATCGGAGCGCGGTTGCGCTTCAGACGGGTCATGGAGTCGAGGACAGCGGACGCCGTCATCGTGGTGTTGGCAGCAGTCGTGTCGCTGTTCAGCGCAGAGAAGCTCTGCGTGGTCAGCGTGGCGGGGTTACCGTACACCTTCACGCCACCGGAGCTGGCAATGACGTTCACGGCGTCCGAGTTATCGAACGTGCCACCACCCTCGGCGGCGGAACCGATGGAGGAACCGCTGGCCGTGAGGTTGGAACCGACGAGGACGTTACGGATCACCGAGTCAACCCAGAGGGCCATGTCCAGACCGCTGGTCTTGGTGGCCTGCTGGAGGGAGTTGAACAAGTCGGTGGCGCGGAGGATGTCGGTCAAACCGATCACCTGACCGTACTGAGCGAGCGACTTGCTGAGGCTGTTGAGGGCCAGAGCGCGGTAGTTCGCGGAGCTGATCGCAGCACCTTCAGAAGCAATGGTCTGGACACCAGAGATGCTCGGCGAGCCGAAGCGGAACATCGTGATGGCCTTATTACCATTGTTCTTGGGGATCGGGGCCTTCATCGAGAACTGGTCAAGAATCGTCTCCTGCTGGACGATCGAGAGCAGCTCCTTGCTGAAGTAGTTCTGGAACTGACTGGTTAGCGTGGTAGAGGTTGTAACTGGCATATTTTAGTTGAGGTTGTGCTATTAGGCACCTTCCCGGTCGAACTCCCTGGACGCTCGCATGAGCGCATCCCTTTGCTCCTTCATGGATAACCGCGAGAAATCTTTCTCCTCGGTCTTAAGTTGTCCTGCCGGAACGCTTTTCCCAATAGCGGTCTTCTGCTGGAGCTTACTGAGTTGTTCTTTCAGAGCCTTATTCTCGGACTCAAGCGACTGAGATCGACCCGCAGTATCCTGGAGTTTCATCAGTTCAACCGCATGGACAAGTCCATCGGGCATCGCAGTGAGGAACGGCACCCGCTGCAACAATTCAACCGTGCGCTTGTACTCAGGACTGGACTGATCCTTCAACCAAGTCTCCTTCTCAGAGAGTCGGCCATAGTTCTCAGCCCATGACTTGTTAAAACGCTCCTGCTGAACCTGCTGCTGCTTGGCACTTGCCGTCTTTCGGACTCCATCAGCCTTGGCTCGCGCTGCCTTGGCCAACTGGGTATCACCATCCGCATCGAACTCCTTGGCCGCAGCCTCGTAATCCTCCGCGGTATACCCCTTGTCATCCCGGAAAGAATTGGACTCAGCAGCCGTGGATTGCTCCCGCTGCCTGCTCCACTCTTCCCGCTCACGCTTCACCGCCTCGCGCTCGGCTTTGATAGCCTCCTTCTCGGCGTTGATCTGCTCCCAAGTCTTAGCCTTACGCTGTTGCTCTTGGGCGAACTTACTATTGCTCTTCGGATCCTTCGGCTTCTCCTCCTTCTGCTTGGCCTTAGAATCGGACTCTGATTTTGCGCTGACCTCCTGCTCGCCCCCATCGGTCTCTTTGCTGGCGGTCACCTCATTTGAGGATTCCTGCTCAACCGAAGCTGACTCGTTTGTGTTTTGAGTCGGCTCCGCTGGTTGGTTGTCGATATCGACACCAGCATCGTGATCTCTGGCCAATGCGAGCATCGCGTCGGCGCTCATGTTTTCATCTGACATATTGTGCTTATACTCGTTTGCTGGCCCGCACAGACGCAGCAACCGCAACTTTGATCCTATGTATTCGTGGCAGAATCCGGATCATCTTCCTGCCCCGTAATTGATTCTCGGTCGGCCATCATCTCGATGACCTTCACAAGACTGGCCTGACCCATTGCAAATCCAGAGGAGTATTGCAAATGGTTTCGGTCTGTTATAGCAGAAGCGTTCTGCATCAGAACCGTGTTCAGGAGAGCGTCCTTGAACTTCTTTCCGGTCTCGCTCTTGAAAAAGCTATTGAGCGCGGTGGCATCCTCCCGTGACCAAGGAAGTGGATCCACCCATCGCTGATGCCGCGTAAAAGCCCACGCGGCTCGGAGCTTGGAGATGAAGCTGATCATTTCGCAGCTTTCTTCCGACCCGCCGCCTGCCGCCGCATGAACTCCGCGGCACCGAGCTTCTTGCGCCCGATGTATGCCGCGAGAGCCCTCGTATCATCCGCGCCCTCCTTCTTGAGTTGCGTTGCCAGTTTGCTGAACTTCGATTTCTTCTTCATGTTGTTATTAGGTTACCACGCTCGGCAGGACCACGTTCTTGGTTTGGTTGGATCCTTCGCCGTATCGCAGTTATGCCGCGCCCGGAAGCTCTTCCGGCGCTCCGGATCGTCCTTCTTGATCTCCATCTTCGGATCGCCGAAGCGAACCTTGATCACAGTCCCCTTGGGGTTGCGAACATAAACAGCTTTCTTCTTCGCCTCGCCCGGAGTGTAGAACGGCTTGCCTAGCGTTACCTTCTTCCCTTGGTACTCGGCCATATCAGGATTGGAATAGGGGTGATTTCTGGATTTCGCTGATGTTCTCCTGCTTCTTACCCTTCTGAAAGCGGATCCTCGGAGCAACACCCTCCACCAATTCCTCAAGCAGGGGTGCATTCTGAGGAATAGGCTGAGTAACCGCTGCCGGAACCGGAGGAGGCTGTACAACAATCGTATTCATAGCGTGAAATTCACCGCACCAATCGAATTCTAGGACAGTAGGCCAGCAAGTGGGTCTGCTGGTGGGCGGAAACCTCCGACAAGTGCTGTCAGAGGCCCGATATCGGCAATCTTTGCAGGTCATAATCTATTAAACCGGCGCTTGCGCCATTTGCGGAGCCTGGGGCTGGGGCGGAACCGGCAATTGCTGCTGCTGCGCCGCCAGTAAACCGCTTCCCTCCAAGAATTTCTGGATCTCCTTCCGCAGTTTCCGCGCCTCATTCGTCGCCACCTGCTCGTACCCCTGCAACAGGCTGTCCAGACGCACCATAAACGCATTCTGGGCCGCCGGACTGAACTGCTGACCCTGCTGGATCGCACCATTGAGGTACTGCATCAGCACCCCGATACGGCCAGCGAAGTTCTGACCCGGTTTAGCCGGCACAGGAATACCCACGAGCAGCGTCGGGATCGTCTTGGTCTCGTCCTCCAGCTCATCCTGCGCCTTCTGACCAGGATCACGGAGCAATCGCTTGATCAGAGACGGGTCATCCAGCTCCATGATGCTCTTGTCCAGCTCCACCTGATCCACCCAGGGCGAGTTCATGAACAACTGCTTACGATTGATGGCCTGCTGCACCATCATCTGACGGCTCACCATGTCCATTCCACCCTTCGGCTCCAGCTCGTACTGGTCATGGAGCGCCACAGGATCCGCATCGAGCGAGTCCTCCGCGAACCGGTAGCGCAAACTCTTGCTATCGTACTGCACATACAGGCTCCAAGCCTGCCGGTACAGCTTGCCAAGGGCCATGCGGAACAACCTCGCCCGCAGATCACCGCTCTGCATGGCCTGCGCGTTGATACTCTGGATCTCAGTAGCAGTGCGGCGATCAGTTCCTCCGCTCATCATACTGCCCATCGCGTAGTCCGGACTACCAATCCGGTTCTCCGCCACCGCTCGCGTCTGGTTCAACTCCTGATCGAAGCTCACCGGCGGCTGCGGCATCTGCACCGGAGCCACACCATACGGCAAAATCTGCCCCGGCTGGAACCGCAGGTTGATCGAGTTGGGCAACTCCCGCTCCGCACGGAACAGCGGGCGGTTGTACAGCGTCATCGCATCATGCTTGTGGTTCCACATTGAGGTCATGGATAGCTCGAACGGAGCCAGGATCTCGCACACGCCCCGCGGGCTGAACCAACCCTTGTCCTTGATCTCGTATGGGAAGTCCACGAAGGGAAGTTGGCCATGATCATATGGCAGTTCCATGGGATCTCGCAGATCCATATCTACCGCCGCGGGGCTATAGAGATAAACCTCCCACACCCCGTCATCCCGCTTCCGATACACCTCCCACACAATCACGCCATCCGTGTTCGTTGTGTAGGTGATACCCTCACGCAACTGCTTCGCATCATCCTCGGACGCCGCGCCCGGAATATTGTCATCCTCCTGCGGGTTACCACGGATCTTCTCGATCGTCTTGTTATCCGCCTTCCAACCAAACTGGCCGGCCATCCGCTTGTACGCATTGACGCTCATTGGCATCACATGCACCGCCCAGTCAGCATCCTGCAAATCCACCGTGTACGCCGGCACCACGAAATACATCGGGTCCACCGCCTCGAACCCAACCCGCTTGTCGCCAGGATTCCAGAAACACTTCATCACCCCGCGACCGCTCATCAGGGTGTAATCGACCCAGCTCAGCACCTCGTCGGTGAAATTGGTCTTATCACGGATCTTGTAATTGAACCAATCTTCAGCCACCCGTGTGTAAGCGTTTAGCTGCTGGCGCATCGGAACGAAGCTGGCCACTACATCCATACCAAGCGCCTGCTGTAGGAATAGCGGCTTGAGCTTCTCAATCGCCGTATCGATGAGCGGCCAATGCAGATCCGCGGCCTTCGGCCAGGGCTTATTGGTACGGCGCAACCCGTGATGGCGCAGCTCATACCACCGAGTCTGTCGCAATTCCCAGGGACTCCGTTGGCCAACAGCCTCCACTATCTGGCCTTGCAGCGAATTCCGCTGTTTGTCGTTCATCATAAAATGCTGCCCCTTTCCTATCCCCCAACCTCACAACCAGCAAGCGCAGACCCTTTACCATCCCCCTCAATCGCCCCCATCTCATCCTCCATCCGCTCCAGCAGGCTCCTCCCATCGTCCCCGAGAGCCTTGAAATACTCGTCCATCCGCTTGCCCCCACCACCGCAGAAGGCCAGCACCACCGCATCCGCCCGATCCGGGCTATTCACCCCGCGGGCTCGCAGCTCGTCCTTACCCTCCAGCGTCAGCTTCCCCTTGCCATTGGTCCGCACCTTCCGACTTACGAACTGCTGGAGCAATACTTCGTCAGTACCCACCGGCCCCAAGTTCACCTTACCCTCCTCCACCATCCGCCCGAACTCGATCCACATCTCCGCCGCCTTGTTCACGAACTGATCATTGCGAATGGCCTGCTCCCCGAAATTCACCCGCCGCACATCCCACCCTTCGGCCCTCAGCGCATCGCACATCACCACACCCATACCACCCACATCCGCATAGATGTCCTCAGCTTTCAGCTTCCACTTCCGGAACTCGCTGATGAACCGGCCCACACTCGCCATCGTGTCTTTATCCCGCCAGCGGATCAGCCCCTTCACCGTATTCCCCTGTCGCACCACCATCACGCTCTCGTCGCCGCCGGCGCTGAAGTCACATCCCGCAGTGAGCCGATGCCCCTCCGTCTCCTCCTTGGGTGGGCCACTAACCACCTTCTGCCAGTCGGCAGTCCGTACAGCCGTCAGACTCCCGTCGTCCTCCATGAACTCCGCGTAGATCATCGAGCGAACCAGCGGGTGACCCTCGCCCCACCGCGCAAACTGATCATCGATCCACTCCTTCCGGATATGCGGGCAGTCGAAAGCGGTAACAGTAAAGGTCTGCCACTTGCCATCGTTACGCCGGAATACATCGTAGAAGTACCCAGAGCTACCACCGGGGCTACTCATCAGCAGCGTCCGCGTCGGCTGGCACCGCTCCATCGACTGAAATATCCCATCCGGCACCGCCTTCGCCTCGTCCACAATGTACATCAGGTCATTGCTCGGACCCTGCACATGCCAGCCCTCAGCCTTCTCCGGGTTGCTCGCGCTGAACCCGATGCACCGACTCACCAATTGTTGGCCATCGACCACCTTCGGATACACATAGCGGATCTCGCCATCCTTGATCGAGAAACCGTTCTCCTCGCCACCCAAGCCATTGATCATCTTACGCAGATGCGGCCACAAAGCGTCCGCCACCTGACGATACACGCCAGCCGTACACACCACCAAGCTCCCCGGCCAGCGGAGCATGTGCCAGATGACAGCCGACGCCGCCACCATGCTCGTCTTGCCAGAGCCGTTCGCAGCCTTCAGAGCGACCTTCGAGTGCTTCTCGTTCAGAGCGCCAAGCACCTTCTCCTGCCAAGGATAGGTATCGCGAAGCCCAAGCATCATCTTGGGGAAGTTGGCCAAATGCTGTGCCTCCTCCAGGAGCTTGCGCTGCTTCCAAGCAGGGATATGCGAACCCATGCCGAGTGAAGGGGATTTCTTGCGCTTAATTTGCTTGACTGCCATAAAATTGGGTTGGGTACGGGGAGGGGGTATCAGGTATCACCCCACCCCCCTCGTGGGGGTCCCCCCTACCCCGTCGTCTATCACTGCGTCCTATCCTACTACGCTATCCTACTACCTATTGCTATTGCTATTGCATTACTTTCCACCACCGAATGCGCCTAGGAGTGAGCCGCTTATAGATAATTCCTTTCCTTTGGTAGTGTGATCCAATTGAGCGCGGGCAACGTAGCCGCGGGTACGCTCCAATAACCATGCGCTTCCTTGCCAGCCGTTGCCGCATTGGCGAACAACCGAGGTAAGGTCCAGTTCCCCCTCAAATCGCGCTTGTTCTAGTTCAGCAGCAAATGCCGGATTCCTTGCTAGGTACGATTGCCACCCCGCTCCGTTGTTCCAGAACCCACAACCAATCGCGATGCGTTCAAGCGGTATCCCAAGCCGGGCCGCTTCAATCGCTTTTTTTGTCACGTCAGTAGAAAGGATTTTGAGGGGCCTCCCAATCTTCCTCCCCTGAGTCCCCTTCCCCTTCCTTCCTTCCTGGTTAACCACTTGGACGTCCAATGTCTTACCCTTCGCCATTCCCCCACTTTGCCCCACAAAGTGTGCCATTTCAACACGGTTTCGACAATGTCGCGAACCGTCGCATTGGACATGCGATGTCCTGCCCTTTTCCCTGGTGGCTAAATAATTTTTCTTTACGGGATCCATTTTGGATGCCATTCTGTCTCCGCAATGAATGCAAAACCCTTGTATAAGCTACTCAGAAACGAGCACGGAGAGCGGTTTGTTTCCCTATCGGATGGGCGCTTGATTCCCGCAGCAATCGCACGATTAGCCAGTGGTAAGGACAGTTGGATTTCTGAAATCCACTGCGATTGCAGGGAGTGCGGCAACCGGTTCCCACTGCGTCGTTTGACGCAGTGCGGACAATGGTGTGACGCCTGCGCGACCGTTGACGTTGAAGCCTAGTCAGTGATCGGATCCGATGGCATCGGAAACGGTGTCATCTGGTCTGGTCATTGTGGCCAGTCACTACAACCAATGAAACTACGCATTCCCTCCAAACTCCAAGGCCCTCTCGCGGCTTTGGGCTTCCTCCTCCTCATGATCCTCGTCGGGATCCTTGAATCGATTGGAGGTGCCAATTGACTCTCTTTCGTTGCAATGGGTACCGCTCGGTTCGTGCCGAAGGAATCCACTCTGCCGCTCAAATATTCGCGAAACGGGCCGCACGTCGGGCCTTCGGGCGTCGGGGACTAGTCCGAACCCTCGTTGAGGACTCTTACACTAGGAACCTCTCAATTGTCGAATTCGCTGCTTTCATCGGGTACCCGTCGGGCCACAACGAAACGACGGGCCATAACTTCCGGTTCACTGTGATCCACGGAGGTTCTCTGTGAGCAACGGTTACATCATCCACGAGGACACCCTGCGGGTTGTCATCGCGACGGGATTCTCCACCCCTTCCGACAACCGGAAAACCGGCGACATGATCCAAATTTGGATTCTCTGCAAAGCGGAAGACCCCGTGACCGCGATTAAAACCGGCTTGGACCGCATTATCTGCGGCAATTGCCGACACCGTGGCCACGAAGAAAACGGGGTGTATGGGGTTGAGCGAACCTGCTACGTCAATCAGGGCCAAGCGCCTTTGGGCATTTGGAAAGCATGGAAAGCGGGCCGATACCCTACGCTTCAATTCATGGATTGCTTCGCGGGCCGCAAGGTTCGCTTCGGCGCATACGGCGATCCCACCCACCTACCGTTGAGCCTCGCCCTTGCAATCGCCGGCGTTGCTAGTGGTCACACGGGGTATACCCACCAGTGGCGCAAGCCTAGTTTGCAGGGTTGGCGTTCCATCCTTATGGCCAGCGTGGACACTACCGCTGAGCTTGTGATCGCTCGTTCCATGGGTTGGTCAACTTTTCGTGTCACTCCCGACACCGATCATCATACCGTGGAGACGCTATGCGCCAGTGATCGATTCGGGACACCCTGTGCCGATTGCCTAGCCTGTGCGGGCGCTCGGGGTGGGATTCAAGCGATCCATATTCCTGTTCACGGGAAGGGTGCTGGTCACTTCATGAAGGGGGGTGTCCTGTGATCGATTTAATGAAAGAGACAATTGAGCGCGACGCCTTCAAGTTCGCGGTCGGTCGGGCCATATTCTGCTCACACCCCGAGTGCGGTGTGATTCTAGACTGGCGTCGCGCCGTTGAACTTTCCGCTTGGAAGGGCGACAAATGCGCCTCAATCAAAGTGTTTTGCTCTGAATGCTCCGACCGTGTGCGCCCTGTCATCGAAAGCAAACTTGGCCCGCTTGGATTGCGCCTCGAGGTCATCGATGGAAGGAAGCTTAAGTGAAACCCCTTTTGCGTGTCCTAGGCTACCTCGCCCTTTGCTTCCTGTTTACCATGCTTCTCCTCCTTTCCGCCCTCGCTGGCAACTAACATAGGAATCCCCGCCACGCCCCGTAGGTTAACCCCTGCGGGGTTTTTTGTTGCCGATAGTGTCAGCGCCCCGCTTGCCCGCTTTGCTTCCTAGTTGGCCAATCCAATCGTCCCCCCCCGTTGCTTGCCATCGGACATCCAATGTCCGACCCCGCTATTTACATAGAACCCCGATGTAGGACACCCCATGTCCCACCCCGTTACACGCGGAGCGATTCGCAATTGAGCGGGCCAATCATCCTCGGGATCTCATGGTGCGGTATTCCAGAAATGGCATACGCCATACGCGAATTCGGAATTCGGAGTTTGGAATCCGAAATCCGGGGACTGGGAAATGCGGCAAATTATGGTGCGGTCTGCCGCTTTATACCGCTTGAGTCCATTTCGGATCCGTGCTTGGTCGCTGCATGGGTGTGAAGAGAGTGATGGCGGTGGGCTGTAGCCATGGTAATCGGGCCAATAAAGACGCGCTTGCCGCGGTTCTGCTCTTCCGCGAGCGGTTCCGACCGGATGAGGTGATCCACCTGGGCGACGCCTACGATCTTGCGAGTCTGAGGAGCGGCTCACTGGCCAACCCGGACGACTCGGATCACGCGGATGACTATCTGGACGACGTGCAGGAGGGCGCGGCCTTCCTGAATGCGTTACGCCCCACGGTCTTCACCCTCGGAAACCATGATGAGCGGGCCAAGAAGTACTTGAACCATCACAACGCGGTGGTCCGAGGATTCGCCGAGGCGGTGTGGGAGCGGATGATCAAGCCAATCGAGAAGCACTGCCACACCTTCATCAAGTACAACGACTGCCTAGATCGCTCCTTCTACAAGCTCGGTGGGTACAAGTGGGGACATGGTGTGCTTTATGGAGAGAACTTCATTCGTGATTCGGCTGAGACATTCGGCAACTGTGTGGTCGCGCATGCTCATCGAGCGGGCCAAGCAACAGGTCGAACTCAATCGAGTCCGGTGGGTTTTTGTGTTGGAACTCTGGCTAACATTCCGTCGATGGATTACGCGGCCAAGAGGCGGTCCACACTAGCATGGAACCACGGTATTGTATTTGGAGAGTATACAGATAACGAAGCCCAATTATATATACATCAATGGCCACAGAACGAAACCAAATGGAATCTGCCGAGTTACTGAGACATCTGCGACTAGCGATCGCGAACCAGCCAGAGTGCGTGCCCAGCGATTGGAAGACCGCGTCCCAGTGGTCCGATGAGTGGAACCTGACGGCCAACGCGGCGGGGATCATCCTCTGCCGCTCGACCAAGCTCGGTGTGATGGAGTGCCGCAAGTTCCGGATCATGTCCGGCAACCGCGGTGTCTATCCGATCCAGCACTACCGCCTCGCGCCCGATCAGCTCAAGAAGTAGGCCATCCATCCCCGTGATGCGGTCGAGAAGTCGCTCCTACCCTGCCACCCCTCCACCCCGGCCCCTCCAAGCGATCGCCACCCCCGTTCCGCTATCATCACGCTCCCGAGCCATCAAACGCGCTCCTATGGCCATTTCTGCTCCACCGCTGGGCATCCGTTCCATCCACTCTCAATCCGCCAATCCCATTTTCATCCAACCAAGCGATCAAGCGATTCGTAATCAGTGGGTTAGCTTGCTATCTGTGCCCCCTTCGCTTTAACAGCGAAGATGGGGGAGCACAGATACCCCTATATAGAGGGGTTAGTGGGGGCATACTAGGGGGGAGGGTTTACCATGAAAGGGGGGCACCATAGGCCTATAGGGTACCCCCTAGTGGGCCCCCCTAGTTGGGAATCAGGCTGATGTGATTCCGGTAGGCGGCGAGGAGCTTTTTGTGCTTGGTTTCGAGGGTTTCCAGCCGGATCTCCAAAGCCCGGATCCGATCCGAATCGGTGTGGCGCATGGTGCGGTTGTCGATGCCGTGCCAAGTGCGGTCGAGCTTGTCGAAGACGATGATCCTTCGCTTACGGAGTTCGTTGAACAACTTACTGGCCCGCTCGATATCGCAAGCGAGTGTCTGAGAGATGTGGATGACCACCTCGCTTAATGTGAGATCCTTGTCATGCTTGAGCGGCTGCATCCTCCCGAACTGATCCCTGTATGTATTCATATTGAGTCCTTCCTTTTGGCTTTGTTAAACGGCTTCTTCTCCTTGAGTTGTGCGCCGGTCATGACCATGGGGTTCCATTGCTCCCACTTGATGCCGGTGGTTCCGTGCTGGAGGTTGATGCTTGATGCCGGGAGCCGTGATCCCCGCTTGCAGAAGGCGAGCTGGAAGCGTCGAGGCTTGGACTGGCCTACTTCATTGAGCACGGCGATCTCCCGCGCCCAGTTGGCAAGCTCGCTGGATCCGAAGCCTGCATGGGCCAGTTCCATTGTGGTGAGCGGCTCACCGTCCTTGCGCTGGGTCTTGGAGATGTGGTGCATCCAGATCCAAGCGACCTTGGTTTCGTGAAGGATTGGCTGGAGCTTGTTTCGCAAGAACACCGATACCTCGCCTTGGTCACTCAGGTCTCCGCCGAAGTAGGAGAACAATGGATCGGCGACGATGACATCGAGCTTAGACTTGTGGATGAATCGGCGGGCGTAGGCGAGGAACTGATCGCCGGTGCGAACGGACTCGGTCCTGAATTCGAGCTGGTGTTGCAACCGCCTGATCTCTTCGCCTGTCGTGGAAAGCCCCTGGGCGACCCCTTGGAACGCTTCGGCGAGGTCACCGCGATCGTTCTCCGCTTGGATGATTCCGATCTTGAGTGGCTTCACCGGCTGGATGCCAAAGAAATCGAGACCAAGCGACCATCGGATGATGATCTGCATCATCAGGCTGGACTTACCGATGCCGGTTCCGCCGCTGATAATCATGGATGAGCCGCGAGTGAGCCAGCGTTTGCCGATGAGGTTATCCGGATCATTCGATGGATCGAAATTGATCAGGTCTTTGACACTGACGATCGTAGCCTTGTCCTCATCGCTCTCTCGGTTGGTGAGCCAGTCCTCCCAGGATGCGGCACCGAGGTTGGTGTCCAACAACTTCTGCTGAGCAGTGGGACTTCGCCATGCGCCGGGGAGGCGACTATAGCGCGAGGGGTTCTTGTTCTTGGCATCGATGCCGGGGATGGCGGCGTAGATGAGATCCCGGCGAGCGTCCCACTCTTTACGGGAGGGAGCGTCTACCCGTACCCAGCCGTGGATGCTCTTACCACCGGAGTCGATGAGGACGGTGATGGGTAGGCCAGAGTCTCGGAGTCGCTTCTCCTGCTCGGGCTTGGGAAGGTCATCGAACTCGACGAGGACATGGCGGTAGGCGCTGACATCGTTATCGCTGCCGCTGTAGAGTCCGGGCTTGAACGGGTTGATGCGGACAAATATTCCCTCGCGCTCCGGGGACAGGATGCGGGACTCGGGATCATCGAAGCGAGCGATCCAATCCTCGATGGTGATGAATGAGCCGGCACTGACTGGCCTACCCTCCTCGACGGCGTCGCAGATACAGACGACCTCAGTCGGAGCGAACGCTGTCTGCATGAACCGCTTGAACTCGCTGGCTTGAGGATCGGGTGAAGTCATGGGTGCAGGCTTCTTAAATGACACCCTGCTGATGTCGAATGGCGTTGCGGATGATTGAGCCCCGGCTTCAAGAAGATGCCCCCTAGGCTTATTGTGAGCGCGGGACGCGGCATCCCGTAGCTTGTACGCAAGCTCTGTGGCTTTCCACGGTGGCTGGCAGGACTTGTTCCAGTCTTCGAGGAGATTGAGGCTGTCCACATGGGACAGTCCGAATCCATGGACGAGACCTACTGCGGCGGTGTAGGTGGTGTTGTGACCACCGGATCCGGAGATGGCTGGCGGTACCTTGGCAAGCCAAAGAGCCGCTCGTTCGAGCGTTGTCATGTCGTTGATTCGTTGCTGGTTAAGGACTGTGCTGACTACTACTTCTTCTTGCGAAGTGTTCCGGCCTTCTTCATGGCCTTGAACATTTCCACTTCCATCAGTCGTTTGATGGCGGCGGTCTTGGTTGGGTAAGTACCCATGTTCTTGTGGTGTTCCTTGGACTCTACTTTGTATCCGGCTTTAGTTTTCTTGATCATGTGGTTTGAACTTTTCGTGGAACTCTGAGGTGCGGCGGACGTAGATGGCATCGCCTCGGCGGTATACGATCACAGGGCTTCGGAACTCGGCCAAACGGAATTCAGCGTCTCCGATGAGTTCAACGATGACAGCGGGGTTGGTTCGGTTGACGAACCGGGTTGTTTGTTGGTGGGTCGCGGTATCCATTTGGGGAATTCAGATCGTGGCGGATATTTGATGAAGCCGTGTTTGACACCCCACTCCAGAACCTTGGCCGACTCCTCGATGAGGCGACGGTTCTCGTCGGTGAGTACGGTGCGTTCCTCTTCGGTGATGGGGCTGGGCTTCTTGTTATTTATGAGGCGGGATTCGTACCAGGGTTGTTCGTGCCGTGGGGTTTTCATGAGGGGATGACTCTCGCCAGGACACAATTGCAGTAGGTGCCCTTGGTCTTGGCGTTACATCGAGGGTGATGGACAGGACTGGCGAGAATGTGCGCTGTGAGGTCACTCGTGAGCTTGACCATGTCAACGAGACGGCTGGCTGCTTCGAGGCAGAGGGCTTGTGCGACTCCATCTGATGATTCGATTTGAGTGCTTACGATCTTGAGTGCCGTGACGATGTCGTGTGTTGAGGACTTGTTCATTTTTGTTTGTGGATTATGAGGCCGTTACCTTTGTCGTCGGTGAATTCCACTGACCGGATGTGATCCAAGCGGGCCAGTGTCTTTACCATCTCCAGTGGGTCATGTGCTTGAGCGACGCAGGTGAGATGGATATCCCCGTCGCCATAGTTGAGTTTGAGGTTCTCCGCGGTGCGATCCCGTAAAATGCGGATGGTCCGCCCCTCAGAGAGACGGACCACCTTGATTGATTCTACGAGTGGATATTGGTGACGACTCATTGGTTTTGCTTGCCGCAATGAGAACAGTACCCATTGGGGTTGTGCTCAAGCGGTTTGACAGCGAGCCACCTGCAAAGGTCGATGTAGGATTTATTCCCGAAGTTCGGCCACTTGAATGGAGCGATGTCGCCGACGGTTACTGCATGTCGAGCTACCTCTTGATTGGTGATGGCCAACTTCTCCATGAGCTTAGCGTTACGGACACTGAGTCCGAAGGTCCACTTAGACCTATCCAGATCGCGCTGTTTACCGGCTTGGATGATCTGGTAGACGCGCTGCTTGGACATCTTGAGGTGTTCACCAATGAGACGGTAGGTGAGACCTTTGGCCCGCAGTTCTGTGACTTGATCGATTGATTCGTTGAGTTTCATATAGTTTGGTTTGAGAAGGACATGGTGTTTCTTGGTTCTAGTCCTCTTGGTTTTGGTTTCTACCGGAGCGGGATTTGGACTGCTCGATACCGCTTGTTCGCTTTGTGGCACTGCACACACAGGCCGGTTTGAACGGTGCAACCGCAGCCCAAGCAAGCGGCCAATTCGTGACATAACTGTTTCCATCGTTGTATTTCCTCTATTGTTGTTTGTTGTTTTTGTTGTTCCTGATGTTCCATACGCATGACAGTGAGATTCCGTATTTGTTGGATAGTTCCTGGTATGTGTAGGACTTGTCCTCCTTGAGGATGGCATCCCGGATCTCGACTGGAATAGCCATCCACCGTCTGTTGATCCTTGGACTCGGATCCTTGAACGGAGCGACAGGCCCCACCATCCGCGCCATTGACTCGCTCGTCAACCCTAATTTTTGCAGCAGTGTCATTTTTCTCTTAGTCTCGTGGTTATTCTTCCATCGCCTTCCCTTTCAGGATGGCATCGACAAGCCAAACGTCTCTGCAATCGGTGTGCTCGCGCAGGAGTTGAACCTCATGCTCCAGTCGCTTAATCCGCTCCTTCGCCTCCTCCAACTCCTTGTAGGTTTTCAATCCGTCGATGGTCCGCATTTCTTCGATGGTCATGGTTTCTCGCTTAGTTCTTTGATGATCTTGGTCCTATATCGACCCTTCGCTTTGACGATGAGTTGCAGGATGATGGTGGGGTTTACCGTTGAAACGTGCTGCCAGTATGGTCTGGCGGCATCGAGTTCCCGTGCGCGGTCGATGTCCACCACAAGCACCTCGCTGGTCATTTTGTGCTTGTATACGAACGCGACTGACAGGTCTGGTGGGGTGTTCATACTGCTTCCTTCTTCGACTGCTTCCATTCCCGCAAT